TCAATGCTTTACGAGCTTCAGACAGGGTTCTCCTTGACCCGCTGGAGTTTCAGTGTAGCGAGATTGTGACAAGGGCATATCCAGTATGCCGACCGCATCCCGCACCCTCGCCGGTGACAAATGCGCGTACTTCTCCGTCATTTGCGTCGTTGAATGACCCAGCAAATCCCTGATCTCTATCAACGGCACTCCAGCCGTCGCCAGCCAAGCAGCGCATGTGTGTCTCAGATCGTGAATCACGAAGTCCTTGATGCCTGCTCGATCACAAGCCCCATTGAACCCCTCTGACAAATCCAGCACCTTGTCGCCATTCTTGCGAATGAACACCCAGGGTGATGCAGGGTTGTGCTCAGCCCGGAATTCCATCCGGCCTTTTAGCGCAGCCATTGCCCCTTCATTCAGTGGGATACTCCGGCGCTTGCCTGCTTTGGTGTTGGCGCCCTCCAGATAGATCAGTCGGTTGGCTATATCCACCCGACGCCACTCCAAACCCACCAACTCGTTTTTCCTGCAGCCGGTGTTCACGGCCAGCCTGATAAACGCCTCCAGCATATCCCCGCCACGTTGACGACGTGCTTCCCGGCACAATGATTCAACCTCGGCGCGCGTCAGCCAGCGCACCCGACTTTCGGCCTCGCGCAATGTCCGACCCTTTACCGGGTTGGGCAGCTTCCATTCCAGCTCGACCGCACACCAGTTAATCGCCGCCGACAGGGCTGCCAGTTCGCGATTGACGGTTGCCGCCGACTTGCCTGCCTTCATCCTCAGCGATGAGTATTTGCGGATATCCTTCCCCGCCAAATCATTCATGACCCGCCCGCCGAAGTGTTCCAGCAGCGCTTTCACCCGGTACTGCGTGGTCGCGAAACTGCGCTGCGTCTGCCGGGCGTGGTCCAGGTATTCGATCATGACCTCTTCGAACATCCTCGGCGGATCAACGCCCAGCTCTTTCTGGCGCCACGCTGCGCCCCGGTGTTCCTGCTCTATGGCCTTGGCTGCTGCGTAGTCCTCGGTGCCAGCAGAGCGTCTAATGTACGTGCCATCTGCTGCGGTGAAACTGATCCACCACGTTTTTCCTCTTTTATATGGCATACCTTCTCCTGAGATACGCCGCCCGCGTCGGGAAGGGTATCAGGGATGCTGGCCTCTATCATCTGGACCAGTTTTTCATAGTGGACGCGCAGAGGCCCGAGGCCCCGCACGCATGGAAGCTTCCCGGCTTTTGCCAGGGCGTAAGCAGTTGTGCGGCCGATGCTCAGCATCTCGGCCGCCTTTGAGATTGAGATCAGGCGCATGTACTGCTCCGGGCCGCGCTGGGCGGCGGAAGGGGTTATTCCCAGTCGTGACTGAGCTTCGGATTGATGGGCGGTATGCATTGAAGGGTTTTTAGATCAAGCAGGGTGAAGTGGCCGTCCATCCATCCGCCCGTATCGATGTGGTAGACGTTCCCGAGCAATGCGGGCTGCTTGAGCGGCGTATGGCCAACGACCACTGCATGGATGCCGGATACTGGCGTGCTGTCCGCATCACTTATGCGGCTGCGCGACCACTGAGCTACCGCCTGAACGTGATCCCGCTCGGATGGCGAGCCTGTTTCCATGCTCAGCCTGAAGTCTGCCCAGCGACCATAAGGCACATCTGCATGCACTAGCCCAACAAGACCTTTAGCTGTCTCGACCTCAATCGCTATAGGCAGATCAGCAAAAAGAGCGGCATAGTTCTGCTGCTCGTCGCGATTCATCGCCAAGAACCAAGCACCGCCGTTTGCCAGGTGCATTCCGCTGTCAAGCAGTCTTCCAGCAGCGTCTATGGCCATCTGCTCATGGTTTCCGCAGACAGCATGGAACCACGGCTTATCCAGCCACTTCAGCGAATCAGTGCTTTCTGGCCCGCGGTCAACCAGATCTCCGACACTGAATAACCGGTCGACGGCAGGGTCAAAGCCCGCCGCATCCAGTGCCTTCTGTAGCCGGGTGAAGTGCCCGTGAATGTCGCCGACGGCATAATCACGGCCAGCAGTGTTTGCGGCGAAGCGCTTAATGCGCGCCACCTCCATTGTTCTTATCATGCGCACATCTTCGCCCGCCGATCACCGGCAGGCTCTGTAGGGAAGGGAGGGGGTTATGCCGCGCCTGTTTTCGCAGCGAGTTTTTCGAAGTAGAAGACGACCGGCGCTTGCGTCTCCGCGATCAGGCCGTATGCCTTTGCAAGCCGATAGATCGGGTGGTACTGGTTCAGGCTGTTGATGTGCCCGACGATCCAGTTGCGCCAACCTTCGAGCGACTGCCCGCCTTTGCTGATATTGCAAGGCGCACACGCTGGCATCATGTTTTCGATGTGATCGTTCTCTGGCTTCAATGGCTTGCCAGAATCCAGCCGCCAGGTGCCATTGGCGTTTTGCTTGGAGATCAGTTCGCGAGTTACCGGCTCCAGATGGTCTGCATGCCAGCGATCCGCCAAAACCACGCCGCAATAGGCGCAGTGGCCGCCAAACTTCATTCGGACCTGCTCGCGCTCGGCTTTCTTCAGGCGCATAGATACCTCGCCATACCGCACACGCGGCTGACATTGAATTGATTGAGAGGGGGTGGTTACTGCGGGGTGTTCGGGCGCACCGGGCAAAAGTGAGGCGCTGTCAAACCCTTGGAGAAGCGCTTTATGAGTTCAAGTATCGGCCTTTCGGCGGTGATACTCGGTTGTTTCGGCACTGCCTGGGCCGCTGCACGCCAGCAGATTGGCCTGCTGGTCATCGCCAGTTATCCATGTTGTATTCGGCGTCATACGCTTCTTGCGGTGTTTGATTGCGAGCCCAGTTGTACTGTTTCCAGGTTTCGGGCATGCCCGGGGTGTTACCCGAGCGCCTGGCGATTTCCAAAAGCTGAGCCCACCAATCATCCCAAGGCGTTTTATTTGCGGCTGGTCCGGTCATGCCTGCTCGCTCGCGGTTGGCGAGCATGCATTGCACGGCTCGTACCAACCATCCTCAAGCCCGCGATAGAAAATTTCACGATTGCCGTTGCATGCTTCGCAGACTTCAGGCTTTTTCACGGGCTTTCCCAGTCGTATCGGAGAACCAATGCGTTCCGAGACTTCATCGAATTTAGAAACGGTTGCGGCGCCAAGATCAATGCCCAGCTTGAACGCCAAAATATCGAGATAGCACTGAATGTCGGCAAGCTCTCTCGCGATATTTGGCAACGCTGCTTCTAGCGAGTAATCACCGCGGTCAACCTTCTTGATGATGTTTGCGCATTCACCTACTTCGCCGGTCAGAGCGTTCATCCAGTGTGCCGACTGCCAATTTTGTTCGCACAGCTTGTATTTTGACGATGCCAGACGTTTCACGTTTGCCTGGCGCAATTCCTGGAAGCTTAAGCCGTCAAGTTCCGGCGCCCCGATGAGCTCTGGCGTTTTAGGAAGCGGCTCACCATCCGGCAGCTCGCGCGGATCCAACTTGGTCCAGAATGCCAGCACCTTGCGGCCATTACCCTTGTACGGCCCCAGCCAAATCCCTTCCATTCGCTCGTACGAAGTGCTGATATGACCCTGCTTGACCTTGCCGCTAAGCTTCCCAAGCCCATCCGGCAGGCGGTAGAGGGCGACAGTCTCAAGTTCGGGATCAAGCGTTTCCAGTTGGCCAATCAGTTGGCGAACAGTCTTCGGCGCTCCCCACGCCACCGGCTCTTTCTTCGGATGAAGAGCTTCTGCCTGCTGTTCAAAGTAAGTCTGGGTCACCGTGCGCATCTGCGTAAAAACTCCGCACGGGCCGAGCTTTTGAACTTCGTCCTCGATGCGACTGAACTGGCTACGCAGCCAGCCGGGTATTGGGTGCTTGCTCATGATTTTTCCCCTGTGTATTCACGCCAAGCGACCTTTACGCCGTTGACCAGAAATCCCCAGTCGCCTTTCCAGCGGCTGGTGATGAAGAGCGTGTACACGCCGCCGGGCGACACTTTGTCTATGCGGTGGTATTCGCCGTGATTGAGCCGGGCCGTATCGCCAGCGTCACGCCTGATCCATTCACAGGCATCCCTCATGAGCCACTCGACAAATTTGGGGTCGGGGTTTTCGATCAGGCCAGACCGGACCGCCTTTTTCCATTCGTCACTTGCCTGCCTTTGTTCCGCGTACCAACCACGCAGGATCACCGTGCGTGCATTCCACGGATGGTCGTGCAAGTCCCGGTCGGCGTCGGGCCGCATGATGTGGTGTACGCGGATCGACCAAGGGCACCAGCGTATGCGCCCGAGGTGCGTTTCCCGGTCGTAGGCGTTGAATAGCCACCAGCGGCCCATGTACACCTCTCGGCCATCAGCTGACCGGATGTGCAGGTATGGGGTGCGCTGTGCGCGGGTGATGAGCCAGGCAGCGATTGTCGGGCGCGCGAGTAGCTTGGCGAGCAGTCGCCAGAAGAGATTGATCATGGGAATTCCTAAAGTTTAGAGCTGCTGTTGTATCCGCATGCCGATCCAGCGCACGACTGGTACGGCCTTGCTGTTGCCGATCGCTTTGTAGCGTGGGCCGTCCGGGCATAGACCCCGAACCCTGCCGCGCCAGGGGATGAGTGTGTAATCGTCGGGGAAACCCTGCAGGCGCTCACACTCGGTCGGCGTCAGGCGTCGTACCGATGAGTTGACCAAGGCGTGCGCTTTGTCCCCGCCACCACCCGACGCCCGCAGCGCGTTGCCGACATCGTTGCCAATCTCGGCAGTCGCACCGCCGTCCCTGCCGCGCAGCGCGACTGAAACCACATTCATGCCACGATCGGCGCATGGGCTGGAATCATGGCGCGCTGTGAGTGTGCCGGCGCGATCCCCAAACTGGGTGATCGCTACCGCCACCTGACCGCCTGCGTTGGGATGACTGGCACCGTGCCCCATTGCGCGCAGTGTCGGAGCTACACAGCCAACGTCGCCGCCGTGATCTTTGCAACTGAATGCGAGGACGTTTTCTTGCCCGCTGTTCCGGCCGAGAGCAAAAGCCAGTGAATCGCTGACACTGGGGTCTTGAGTGCCGTGAACGACCAGCAGGCCTTGCTCAGCATCCTGACTGGTTGCGCTGCCAGCTGCTTTCCCGTTCGCTTGGAGCGTTCCAGCCACCGCGAGGAAGTGGCCGCACGCTGCGCCTTCTGGCCGGCCACCAGCACCGCCACTGAAGGCATGACTGGTGAGGGCTCCAATTACTTCGGGTGCCCCAGAGACCACGAACGCTTCGCTGTCTGGCCGATGACTACTCTGGCTTTGCGCCCGCAAAGATGGGGCTATTAGAAAAGTCTCGCTTTCCATATCCATGCGTGTGTCTTTGGCGGTGAGGGTCGCAGATCTTTCAACCGATCCGGACAAGCTGTGCCCACCGAATGCCGGGATGCCGCCGAACATGCTTACCGCCGGGCCTTCATCACCTTCGCAGTTCGGGCAGCCGTAATGGCCTAACTCTTCGCTGAACACATGTCCGCATCCGCACTGGAGTGCAGGGCCGAAAGGAGCTGTTCCGGTAACGTCTTGCCCCTCACCTCGGCGCGGCGCAGTATCCCGGCGCACGCCTTCGCGCTCAAAAAGTACCGCGATGGGATCGAGGTCTGCTCGAGCACTTGCGACAAGGAACACACGGCGGCGTCGTTGGGCCAGGCCGAAATATTGGGCGTCCAGGATCCGCCACGCGATTGTTCTTTTGGGTCCATACACACAACCAGCGTCCTTCCACCGTTTCCCTGGAGGCTGCAGCTCGCAGTCTTCCCCAGCAAGCGCGCCAAGAAAGCATCCGAAGGCGTTGCCTTTGTCGGAAAGGACGCCAGGGACGTTCTCCCAGACGATGATGCTTTCGGGTTGGTTACGACTGGTTCGAACATGGTCAACTGCATCTGCAAGCTCCACATATTTGATGGTTAGGGCGCCGCGTGGGTCGAGCATGCCTTGGCGCATCCCGGCGACGCTGAACGCTTGGCACGGCGTGCCGCCGACGAGAACGTCCGGTGCATCTATCTTGCCGGCCAGCACCAGGGCCCCGAGCTTGGTCATGTCGCCAAGGTTCGGGGTGCGAGGGTAGTGGTGGGCCAGCACGGCGCTGGGGAAGGGTTCAATCTCGGCGAACCACACCGGTTCCATGCCCAGCGGGTGCCAGGCTGCGGTCGCGGCCTCAATGCCGCTGCACACGCTTCCGTACTGAAGGGGCGGGTATTGCTGGTGAGCGGACATAGTTCATCCTCGCCGGGGTGGCGTGAGTCGTTGAAGTGGGGGGGGTTATGCGCTGAACAGGTTGAGCTGCTGTTCCTGTAGGTGCCGTTCTTTCTGCTGGGCTTGGCTATTCGCATGGGCGTGGCCTATGCGGGCTTTGGCGATCGCCATATACGCAGCGTCCTGCTCAATCCCGATGAAATCGAATCCCTCAAGAACCGCCGCCTTACCTGTGCTCCCCGACCCCATGAAGGGGTCAAGCGTTTTTCCGCCAGTTGGAGTGACCAACCGGAGCAGGTAGGCCATCAAGTCCGTGGGCTTCACCGTGGGATGGTTGTTGCCCTTCGTGTCTGTCGTCTCGACCTTGCGCAGCGTGGTGCCCTGCTTGAACTGAGGGCCAGGGTCAATCAGGCCCTCATGCCGATCAGCGCGAGTCGTTTTTGCGCAGTAGAAAAAACGCGCTGCGCTTTCGTCGCTTTCTACTCTGGCGGCGTGATCGAGGGCAGGGCGCATCCCGCCGAATATCCCATTGGGCGATTGCCGGCAGGCGCCGTGTGATTTGAGATCACCCTGCTGGCCCTTTGCGCTCGGGAAAGCAGCACGAACAACATCACTTCCGTCATGAATAAGGTTCGCTGGCCAGCGGCCAAGAGGATCGCCACCACGAACGCCTGGGCGTGCAGCGAAGTTCGTTCCGCCGCTCTCGGCGTAGCGCTTATCTTGAGATGCCTCGCCGGTGCGCTGCCTGCTCTCGCCTGTTGGATCTATACGGCAAGCATCAATGTTGATTGCCCCGGTACCGTGTTGCTCGACATTTGCGGCGACTGTGCCGGTGAATGGCTTGCGAGCCATGCAAATGGGCTCATGCGCTGGCTTCAATGCGGTACCCCAGCCAGCTCGATCGCCTTTCAGGTTGTGCGACTTCGGAAAGCCGGAGCCGAACACCCACATAATCTGGTCACGGATCTCAAAGCCCGCCATCTCGATGCCCACCGCCATGTGGTGATAGGTCCGAGCGGCGGCGAACGACAGCAGGTGCCCGCCGGGCTTGAGCACTCGGAGCGCTTCGGTCGCCCACTCCAGCGTGAATGCCTGGAAGGCTCGCATGCCATCCGGTGTCAGGTCGTATTTTCCTGCCTCGGCGGCGACTGATCGGTGCCCACCGTTCGGCCCGCATGCTCCAGCGTGTGACGGCATGCTGGCCCGGTATGCAGCACGATCCTCGATATCTTGACCGTCCCAGCTCTTGCCCATGAAGCGAATGCCGTAGGGCGGGTCAGTCACGACGCTGTCTATCGAGTTCGCAGGCAAGCCGCGCAGCACCTCCAGGCAGTCGCCGAGATGTAGTTCATAGTTCATGGTTACTCCGCGCAGCCGCCCGCTTGCCGAGGCGTTCAGCGTAATAGGTGAGGGTGGGTGATTCAAAAACCTTCGTCGTACTCTCGTCGGCGTGGGCGAGGGACCGCCTTAAGCGCGGCCTTGTAACTTGCCTTCGCTTCTTTTTTGTCCAGGCACCACTCACCGGCTACCTCAACTGGTTCGCAAAGCAGCAAGTATTCAGAGCTATGAAACCGGCCTACGTTGCGCGTGTAGCGCACCATGCGGTATTCGCGCTTGCCGCGTTCGCCGCGCTCTTGATACCGAGGCATCCTGATGCCCAAGAAGTGGGCAAAGCTGTCGTAGCACTCGCTCTCATCCAGGTAGGCGTCAAAATTCGTGCGCTTAGGTGCAGGTGGAGCAGGCGGCATTTCGGCAATGGCGAATCGTTCGCCCTCTTTGGTCGCGAAATAGAGAATTTCGCTCTGATCGCAGAACGCCGGGGGCTTGCGACTTCCCATCAGCCCCAGGGTCACCAGAGCTTCCAAATCTGTGATGTCGCTGTGGCCTGGGCCGGCAAGGAAACGGTTTCGATATACGGTTCGGCTATCGCGACATTCAGGCCGCAGGCCCAGCGTGTGCCAGAGCAGGCCTACCTGCGCCTCGGTGGGCTTGTTGTCCATGGCGTTTCTCCATGCGTGCGCCGCCCTCCGTGTCCGGTGGTGGCAAATAGGTTGGGGTTTTATTTCTTTGGGTAGGTCTTGGTCAAAGCGCCGTTAACGCTGTGCCCGCGCTTGAGCACCACGCGAGCAAGCTTTGCCCGGTCTTTCTGGTCAGTCTGGCCAATGCTGCCCGGTAATTACGCGGTATATCTGTGACTCACAGATATTAAATTGCTTTGCAAGTGCGCGCTTTCCGTTGATTTTGCATTTCGGCTTGTATCTCTTACGGATCGCCATAACTTGCTCGCGGGTCAGCTTCGCGGCTGGATGGCGCTCACCACTGATTGCAGTGCCGTGAGCAATCTTGTCGGCCTCGTTTTCGGTAGGCGTGCCGTAACTGAGGTTTACGTAACAATTGTTTTGATTGTCGCCATCAGCGTGGCGACATATGCATCCAGCCGGCCTGGGGCCAATAAAGGCAGCAGCAACCAAGCCGTGAATCAAGCGGTTTTTTGATTTTCCGTTTTTCCAGAGCTTTACTCGCAAATAGCCTTTGCGGTCTGGGTCTGGGGCTTTTAGCCGAGCCCCACGACGAACCCGGCCTTGGTCGCTGACTTCATATCCAGGCCAGTCGTCAATATCTCTCCAGACTTCAATGGTCATCATCGAGCCCCTTCTTCGCTCACACGGAATCTATAAGAACACGTCGGACGGGGCGGACGCGAAGCTCGCCGTTCTTGGCGCTGAAGTTCTGACTGCCATCAACGAAGTGCTGACTGAATGCGTAGTAGGCGGAGCGCTGCGAAGATGACCAGTACCAGCCCTTGGCAAATACCTCAGGCACGTTGGCCTCGGCCAGTTGCAGCTCGCGGCGCGCAGGCAGGTAAAAGTCATCTTTTCCGTCGGCGCTGAATTTGACGCATGCCAGAGCAGCTGGGTGCTTGTGCTCACTGGCGACCAACGCCTGCGTATTGGCCAGGCCGTCAGACGCGCTGCCCGAGCCGTCGACTTCCTCGCTATAGCCGCCGAATTTCAGCTCACCCAGGTCATCGCCAGTCGGGACGATCAGGTAGTAATCACGGCCACCTTCGATGCCGCGCATCAAGCCGGCATTTACACCGCCTTCGCCGGGCCAGTAAGCACCCAGAGCAGGAATCCCAACCACCGAAGGTGCGTTTGCAGCTGAAATGTGCGGCGGCACGACTTGGCTGATGACGCTGGCCAATGCGAGCTGCGCGACGGTACTGGCGGGAAGCTTTATCGTGGCATCGCCTACTTTCAAAGTGATCATTTCCGGTTTCATGTTTTTACCTCTGGTGCGTAGGTTTTGGGTTATTCGTCGCGGCAGATGCGCAGCGCTTCGCGGTTGTAGGCGAGCTGAAGCTTGTGCGCCACGGTTGGCGATACGGTGATTTCGTGGCGCGGAACCTCAAGCATCGGTAGCGCGCCACCCGGACCGAGGTTGTGCAGGTGGTGAATCATCAGAGTCAGCGCTTCGCCCTGCTCCTCGATGCCAGCCCACTCCATCAGCTCACTCAGCGCCTGCTTCGTGCCGGGGCGCACCCTGAGCCGCAATTCCTCTTCCCCGGCCTTCTGCCGCTTGAGCGCCGTCCGATCGTTCCGCTGTTTCTGGGTCAGGGCCATTTATCAACTCCGTGTAGCCGCTGGGCGGCAAGTGAAATTGTTCGGCGCGCCGGTTGCGGCGGACCTTTGCAGACAGCCGCCTGATCAAGAGCGCACCGGATAGGTGACGCCGTAGGTGTCGAGGATTCGCAGCAGGGTCTTCTGGTTGATATCGAGCCGCTTGGCGCATGTTGTGCGCGGGATACCCAGATCACGGTACGCTTCAATGCGCGGAATCAGCTGTCGGTCGGCATCAACGTTCACGGCGCCAGGCAGCGCGATAGAGTGCTCTTTTGCGATCCTGCGCAGGCGATCAGGAGATAAACCGAACTCCCGGATGACGTCCTGCTGAGTTGCTTTCTCGGCGAATCGGCGGGCGATATCCGGCGCAATCAATGCCTCGGCCGCCCGCTTTTCTGCCAGAGCTGATGAAGGTTTGGCGACGGCAAAGACAATCCCGTGCTCCGCCGCGATATGCCCCAGGCGCTTGGCGCTGATACCCAGATCGGCCGACGCCTTCTTCAAGCCGAGGCCTACATAGGCCCTCAACTTTTCTGCGGTTCGAAGCTCGAGCTCCAGAGCTTCGCGCGCCTTGCGTTCGTGATCGGCCGGGCTGGCCTTGTATCCGTAGGCGATTGTCTCGGCATTGAAGGACAGGGATACACCGCGGGTGATGCTCAGTTCGTGAATCACGCCACCGCTGCGCATGTACGCCTCGGTCGCCTCAGCCAGGCGGGCGGATGCGGCGCTGTTGTGCCTTACCATGCTTAATTCCAGTGAAATCAT